ACCTGCCAGATTTCGTTTGTTGCGTTGGGCAGCTGGAACACGGAGATGACGTCGCTGACGCTGCGCCCCAGAATCTCGCTCAGCTCCACGATCTTGAACCCGCCCTGCGACTGGGACAGGATCTGATCTTTAATGTCCTGGTCGGCGGCCTTACTCACGCCGATAATCGTCTCGCAGCTGACGGCCACACGCTGCGCCAGGAACGAAAACGCCCAGCACAGGAACCGCAATTCAGGGATGCCGGGCTTGATGTGCGAGATCGGCCACACGTAGTTCGGCTTGCGGTGGAACGACAGCATCTCGAACGGCCAGCCAGCCGACTCGGCCCAGAACGGGATCGGCCACTGCACGGCGCGGAACAGAGACTGCGGCAAGCCGGTCTGCTCGTCCACTTGCTCTTCGAGGATCGCCGGAGGAGCGTTCAGCGGGTACGGCACCCCGTCCGCCACGACGATGTAGGCGTTGTCGCCGATGGCATCAAAGGATCCTCGCTGATCCTTAGGCGACCCCTTAAGCCGATCGCCGAATCCGGTCTTGGACCAGATCTTCCAGTACGTGATCAGGTCGTTGGTACGTCCGACCTGACGAATTCCGCGATTGCCTTCGTCGGCATACCTGGCTCCCAAGTTGGCGTCGTCGGCACGCATCGACTCCTTGCCTTCAAGGTTCTTGCGAAGCTCTTCTGCGTCGATGCCGTACTGCTTGGCGACCACGTCGATCGGGTGCACGCAGCGCCTGGCGCACCACATGATGTCCTCAATCTCGGTGGCGTCCGGGTCCAGCACCAGGTTGTCTACGCTGTCGGCAAAGCTTCCTACAGCCCGCATCCCGGAGCCCGGATCCTGCACAAGCTCTGTCCACCAGATGCCGGCGCCTTTGATGATCGCCTCGTCCACGACGCGACGGCTGTGCGTCTTGAGGTTCAGCTCGTTGGGCGTGTAGTTGAGGTACGCAGCCATCAGCTTGGAGACCACTCCCCGAATGCTGTCCCTGAGCCCGGCCTCCATCATGATCTGGTCGTACTGCTGCGCCATTGCGGGGTCGTTCACGTCCACGCCGAGAGCCTCCGGCGGGATGGACGGGAACTTCTTTGGCGTCACCTCCCGAACTGGGTTGCGGTGATAAATGACGCTGGCAAACAGCTTGACGGCCTCGAACACACGATTGATCTGCATCCGGAATCCCGGCGGCGAGATCGAGCGGTTGTAGCCGTACTCGTTCCTGGAGTACTCGTCCTTCCAGAACCAGTTATGCGGCCCGTCAAAGAAGTCCATTGCCTCACGAGCGTCGTCAGTGAACGGACGCTTGTGCTTCAGGCCGAGCTCGATCTTCCGGAGCCAGCTCCCTGAGATCGACTTGAGGACGTCTTCTCCAGTGTCGTTCTCGGCCATCTACTACCCCTTGTTTACCTTGCTCCGCTCGTGGGCGATGGCGACCGTCGAAGCCGCAGACACAGCCCTCTGCATGTCTTTATGGGCCGGACTGAAGTCCCAGCAGCCCCAAGATCTCCAGGCGGGGTTCTCAAGCAGGCCAGGATCGTCCTTGTGGCGGACGCTGGCCTTCTCCATGAACCCAACGTCTGGCGCAAAAACCAGGATGTTTACGGTGTATTCGCCTGGTGTACGGCTGATCCAGCCGACCAGCGGACTGGTCTGGGTGACGGTGTCGGCGTACCAGTAAACCTGGTCGCCAAGACGGGCGCCGTGCTGCTTGCTATCGGTTGCCATCGGAGTCTCCTGTGCGCGGGCCCAGATAGATGAATCCGTCGCCGCCGGCCCGCTTTTTTCGGCGTTTGACCCACTCAACGTACCAAGGCTCATCCCTAATCACGACCTTAGGTTTGTGGTACTTCGGCCTGTACGCGCACAAATACTCCAGGCACTGGCAGGCATGGACTTCGCCGCGCGTGTTGGGCACGTCGGTCACAATGTAGGCACCAGCCATGTAATTGACCTTCTTCTTGTAGCGCTTGAGTTCGCGCTCCAGGTCAGGGACCGCGCCCCTGAGTAGCCGCAGGGTTGGGGTGCCGCACGGGCGGATGTGCATGTAGGTCTGGGTCGCCGACATGCGGGCCGGAATGTCATCACAGCCAGCAAGAAAACTTGACCCGGTCACCTCGCTGGTAATGGACCGATTTCGCAGCTGCTCGGTGTACTGCTCCACAGGAAGCCGACCAGAGCCGATGTCCCTGAGCCGGCCGCCGTGCATGTCGATGATGAATGCGTGAAACGACTGCGCCTTCACCTTCTCTGCGAACTTTTCCCCGAAAATGACGGCGTTGCACTGGCGGATGTACAGCTGGTCGTACACCAGGAGCATGGAGTCGTCTGGAGGTACTGCCGCAAACAGCACGGACGTGACTGCATGTCCAGGGTCAATGACTGCGTATCTTGTCCAGTCATCCGGAACTACGTTCTTTGGCAGATCGGACCTGTCGTATCCGTGCACAGTCATCGTGAAGCTGGGGTAGCACAGGATCGAGTCTGTAACGAACTCGCCCTCGCTGCGCATCCTGAGAACGTCCTCGCCGAGCGCCGCCCAGCGCTCGAGGTTCTTGCGTTTCTCGTCCGGGTCGATGTGCGGGTTGTCCAGGAACCGCAGGACAAACTTGACGATGTCTGGCTTTTCCTTGCCGGCCAGCATCTCGTTGTCGGCACGCTCGGACAATCCGGCCAAAGAGTCGTTCTTAGAGTGCGGCATGGCCGACCAGCACAGGCAGCCCTTACGGTCGGCAAGTCTCGCCTGCATTTCCGGGAGCCACGCCTCAGAGGACAAGTCTTCGTCGATGTGCACCCTGTCGGCCTGGAAACCCTGCGGAGGCTCGCCTTCTGAGCTGAAGAAGTAGATCGTCCAGCCGTTGGTCAGCTCGCAGGACTGGATGTACCTGGCGCTTTTAAGAAGCCAAGAGATCTTCTTGATCATGCGGGGCGGGATCATCGGGGGGGCTGGCTTGGCTTGCGCCGACCGCTCCACGTCTCCCAACAGCGCAGGGTTGTAGGCGCGCCACTGTCCTGTGGTTTTGTCCTTGATGATCTTGAAAGCACCTGCACGAAACAGCATGGGGTACACCACCATGCCGATGTGCTTCCAGTCCCGGCCCACGATCACAAGGTTCCCGTCCTTGAGTGGGTACTTGTTGTGAGGATCCTGACCGGTGACGGCTCTGGCGTCCTCCATAAAGGTGGACAGGGATTTTCCGGACCTATTGCCGCCCAAAACGATTACTTCACTCGCCTTGCATTTGTGCATCTCCGCCTGCTGCGGCGTCGGGCTGTACAGCTTTAGCGCCTCGATTCTTCGGTCGGCGAGCTCGGCCTGGATCTCCTTCAGCTGGTCCGCCTGGAACCCGCTCATCCGTGAGACCGACGGCAGGGGCGGAGGCGCCTGCGGCTTCTTCCGTGAACGTCCCATCGACAATCCTCCCTTGATACTGAACGGCAATGACCTTGAGCCGGGCGTCCAGCTCGGACTCCAGCTCGTCGTCAGACCACTGCCCAAGCGGCTTCTTTGCCCCTCCCTGCTCCGTGTTCTTCACGACCAGGCGAAGGATGGCCTCGAGCATCTTGGCCCTCTGGGAGCTTCCTGGAGGGCTGTCGAAGTACTGCTTGACTAGGAGCGAAGAGAACCCGGAGACGCCTCCGAAGTACTCCATGACGCGCTCAAGCACTTCGCAGCTGTGCGGGATGTTCTGCCCACCTGCGATGGCGGTGGCCGTGAACGCCGTAATGGCGCCGGCCTCGATGTCGTGCATGGTCTTGGAGCGCTCGGCCTTGCGCTTGACGGCCTTCTTCTCCTTGCGACAAGAGGCGCAGCGAGTGCTGGACTTACCAGATTCTGGTAACTGGAATGCCTCAGCCGGATAGGCCTTTCCGCAGTCTCGACACACCGTGCCGTCTGTAGCGCACATTTGTTCAGTCCCTCAGGACTATTGTAGCGCCGCTGCTAACGAGACGGGGCGCATGGGAAACTCGCCCCCATGCGCCCCGCATTCGAACCATGCTTGCGCTACTGCTTAGTAGCCTTCGACCGTCCGCAGCAGGATGCGAGTGCTCGTGGTAGCGCTGGTCTCGAGCGCGTAGCCGAGCAGCGGGTTGGTGCTGACGGCGGCGGCAGATCCGGCGGTTGCCGACAGGCCAAAGCCTGCCCCAGCCGAGACGGAAGTTGCCGTCTTGGTGACCGTCGACGGACCCTTCACCACCAGCCAGAACACCTCGCCGTTCGCCACGCCGGCGGCCGGGAGGTACTCGTCAACAACACCCATCCGCAGCGTCGACGTGGTGGCAAGGCCGTCCACTTCCGTCAGAGAGCCGTCCTTGAACTTCGCCACCGAGCCTGGCAGCAGGGCGCTGCCGCTGGAGTTCTTCACGCAGATGCACATGACACCGCGATTCGAGTTCAGCTTGCCGGTCGAAGGGGACGTGTCGAGGAATTCCTTGAAGCAGCCGGTGACGTTCGAGCCGTCGCCGTTCTCGGCGTCGTAGGCCTTCCAGAGAATGCCCAGAACCGAGCCACGAGGAAATCCAGGATCAGCAGTCAGAGTGCTCATGAGTTCCTTTCCTTAAGATCAGGCGATAGCCGCGAACTTGATGAAGTTGCGCGGGCTCTTCATCTTGATGTTTGCCAGGACCGACACCGCGTACCGGTGGCTTTGGAGCTCCTCGTTGTAGAAGGGGCCCTCCGCCGTCATGAGCTGGCCTTCCATGCACTTCAGCTCCATGTTCCCGATCGAGAGGCCGTACCCGACGCCCGGAGGAACGGCATACTCGGTCGAGACTTCGATTCCGTCGATTTCCACGACGTCCCCGAATCCATAGCTGCGGAGGCCGTTGCTCTTCGAGACGATGGCTCGCTCGCGTGCGTCCAGCCGGTTGAGGAACTGGATGTAGAGCGCACGATCCAGGAGGATCATGTCGATCTGGTTTTCCTTCGTGTCGTTCCGCTTCGCGTGGTTGACTGCCTCGCGGATAGCCTCGACGCAGTTGCCCTGCCACGAAGCAGCCAGACTCGTGCCGGTTGAGCCAGCAAAGTAGGTGCTCGTGTAGTTGCAGATGATCGGGGCATAGTAGTCGTACTCAGGGTCAGCCGGAACAAGCGGCCACGAGTTCTTCGACGGCGTCGGAGTGATCGGCTTGAGCGACCCGGCGAGGTAGCCGAGATCGGTGTTCAGGCCAGCGTACACGTCGCTTGGGTAAGCGAACGGGTCTGGAGCAGAGCTCGAGCCAGGCGACGTGCCGGTGCCACGCTTGGCGCCAGTCGACACGTTGATCGTTCCGTCGTACGCAAAAATGGACTCGAGGCCGTGCCACCGGTTCTCGTTGCCGGTAGCATTGCCGTCGACGTAAACCTCGCTCGACAGGTACTGCTCCATCGACTCCTGAAGCCGGCTCGCCATTTTGCCGGCCACGTCGATCAGGGCCTGCGCGCCGCGATTTTCCAGCATTTCCCGCTTGCTCACCTGATCCGTGACGCTGTAGCCACGATAGGGGAGGTTGGCACGCTGCCACAGGTTGTGGCGAGCAAAGATACGCGGCGACTCACCATTGTTCGAGGTCACGGGCTGATTCTTAAAGCGAACCTGCCAGTCGAAGCCTCGCCCGCCCTGGTTCATCGCGACCTTGCCGTTCGCTTCGAGAGCGGCAAAGACCTTGAACTTGCGGAAGGTCGTCAGCTCCTCTTCCTTGAGGTGGTTGACGAGAGTCGTCCCGATCGTACGTGCCCAGTCGGTATTGCTGGCCATTTGCTGCCTTTCACTCGATGCCGTCGCGTCTCATTTGAGAGCGCAGGCGTTGTTCGAAGGTCATTGGTCCTTTGGGAATTCGAGGGTCCGTTGCCGGCTGTGACCGACTCGGGTTCCTGCTCGCTTCCCTTCTCAAATATTCTATGTCCTTCTCTGCTTGATTTTGTGCCGGCGGTGCTGCTGATGGCACAGCAGATGCTGTCGGCGCAGGAAGCGCAAGTTGCTGAGGAGCTGGCAAGCCGTGCTGCTGCGGCGCAGCGAACTGTGGCGCTTGCTGTCGCGACTTTTGAATGTCCATCGCTTCTCGCAGCAGGTCGCGCTCAACCATGTCGCACGCGTACTGCCAACGTCCTTGCGGCGTGGAGTATCCGTTCTGCGCAGCCTGCTCGATGTACTTCTGAATCATCAAGCCTTCGCGCGTGGGCGTGGTTCCGTCTTTTTCATAGAGCCAGTCGGAGTTGTCTTTCTCCAGAGTGGAGACGTATCCGGCTTCGCCGACTTCGCGGAGCTGCTGCTCAACGATCTGTTTGGCACGCTCGGCGGCGACCTGCTCGACCATTGGGCCAATGGCGGCCTGCGGGTCGGTGAGGAACTTCTGGGCGAAGTCCGCACGGTACTTCATGTACTCGTACAGTTCTTCGCGCGCCGACGGCGGTGCGTTCTGGTCGATCGTCTCGCGGCCCTGCTCGTCCTTGACGATGAACCGCTTGTAGCTGTCGCGGAGCTGCGGGGGATTCCACCACTTGGACTGCTCTGGCTGCTGTGGCTGGGCGGGCGCCTGCGGCTGTGGCGCGGGCTGCTGCTGACTCTTAAGGAACGCCTCGAACTGCGGTCGGTGAGTCAGGTACTCTTGGGCGTACGGGATGAGCTGTTGGTATTGCTGGAGAGCTTTTGTTGCTGCTTTCTCTCGCTCGAGAGAAGCGTAGAGCCTCCCAGCAATTTGACGGTCGTCTTGCCCCTGGAAGTCAGGCAGAGCACGGAAGGAGGTCCAGATGGTCGGCTCGGCCTGCGCGGCCGGCGCAGTGGCTTGCGACGTCGAGGGCTCGCTGGCTTGCGACTCGCCGCCGACATCTTGCGTTACCTGTGATTCTGGTGCGTCGGACTCGAGCAGTGCTTCGTCGGACATGCGACTCTCCGCAGGTTTGTGTGCTGGACCTGCGAAATAGTGTACGTGCGTGCATGCCAGCGCGCGACGTTAGTACATTGCCCCCACGTCGGCTTCTCGAGCTACGGGCATTGGCAGCGGGTAGTGTCGGTTGCGTGCATCCCAGATGTCCTGAGGGCTGTTGCGCCTCAGTGCGTCCAGGATGTTGGCTGCCCGTGTCGTGACTTCAGGGTTTCTCTGCTCTGGCTGCCCGGAACCAAACAGATAGTCCTGCCAGGTGCGCTCTGCCGGCATGGAAGCCTGCGCAGCCCACTGCGGAGCTGCAAACATGGCCTCAGGCTTCAGCTCCCCCACTGCGTTGCGTAAAAACGCGCCTGTTGCTGATGCCGCTTTGGAGGCCAGGCTTGGGGCCGTCCTAAGTCCTGCCAGCATTCCAGGAGCGCCGGTCGCATAGGACGCAAATAGCGACGGATCCAGCATTTCCCCGAAGAAACCTACGGCATCGGCCACTACGGGAGGCGCTTTCCCAACCACATGCTGCCAGCTAGGTGGCGCAACGTCTCGAGCGAGCTTTTCCACCTCAGCGGCACGCTGCCTGTACTGCTCCGGCGTGGCATTCGACGGCAGGTCCATGACAGCCACAGGACCGAGCCGGAATCGGTTGGTAAAGTTGGTCTGGCCTAGAGCATTTACCAGTGCCGTGCTGGCGCTGTCCGACGTGCTGCGGATCGTCGTGGGAATATAGTTGGACGTGCGCAGATACCAGGCCACTGGCGACGTTGGGTCGCTAAAGAAATCCTGCGCCACGCTCCCGTCGCCGAACCGCCTGTAGTTGGCGATATTCAGCCCGTCTCTGGCGAGGGGCTGCTTGTAGCTGTTCTTGTAGGTTCCAACGGACGTGACCGGCGTGTCCTTTAGGCCCCTGAGTAGGTCGACCGTGCGCCCTACATCCTGCATGTAGGCGTACCGCTCTGGGGAAAGCAGCTGCCTGGACGCCGTGTAGGCCTCATCTGCTGAGCCGTAGTGCTGGTCGGCGTTGGTCTTGGCGTACTCGGCACCGGCTTTGGCGTAGTCGTCTGCGTTTCGCCAGCTTGGCTGGTTCTCAAACGTGCCGTAGCGCCTCTCGATCGTGTCGGCAACGCGGTTGGCGGCGTTATCGTCGATGAGAGACATGGGCTCGCCGTACTCATTGACTCCAGGCTGGAATCCGTAACGCACCTGGTCGGCCATCTCTGGTCGGATCCTGGCCGGCACCGCCCTGCCCACCATCTCGTCCGGCGTCTGCGCAACGTGGGGCTGATTCTCAGCCAGCCGGGAGATGTCGGCAGAGATGTAGTTTGCGGCCAGCTTCTTGGCCTCAGCAATGCGCCGTTTTGCATCAGGGTCGGGAGATTCCGTGTAAGCCTCGATGAGTCCGTTCATCGCTAGGCTCCTTCGCCTGGCATCATCGGTCCGCCGCGCGATGCACGCAGGCCGTCTAGCGCTCTTGGCCGCCTGTTCAGAAGCTGGCGCATGTCTCCGGCGGGATCTGGCTCCCAGCGCGCCGGACTGCTCAGAACCTCGACGTCCTGGCTAGTCGGGTTGCGCGGGAAGATCTCGTTCTCGGCGTATACCGGAGGTGAGATGAGGCCGGACAGTAAGGGGCTGCTGCCGATAACGGCGGCGTTGCCGGCGAGCGAACCTGGCCCGCGAGAGAGGTCCGCAAACGGCAGCGTCACTCCGGTCAGCCGCTTGACCGACCCTTCAATGCTCGGGACTTCTCCGCGAGTGAACTGCTGGGGAGGCGCTGGGCGCACTGCGCCGTACTTGTCTTCGTTAGCCATGCAGGATTTATGTCCCGCAGGCAGGCGACAGGGCTACTTGGCCACCAGGTACAGCCCAACATTCGCAAAGGCGTACCCCATGTACGCGATACCTAAGCCTGGATTCCCGCGAAAGAACTGCTCCGCTGAGACGTAGGCGTAGATGCAGCCGGTCAGGGCTATGAGGTGGCTACTCATATTGGGAACTGTTCGTTTTCCGTTGCTTTTGAAATACGTTCGGGGCTCATGTCGCTGGTGGCGACAGACGGGCCAGCAGGGAGCGGAGCGTAGCGGCTGTGGGGTGGCTCATCGGAAACGCAAACTTGATGCACTCCTCCACCGCCTCCCGCTCCTCGTTGGTGAGCGCGAACGGCGTCAGGGAGCAGTACTGTGTTGTAGTGCCAACGACGTGCGGGCAGGGGGTTTCCTGCTTGGCCGCATTTTCCGGTGCCGGAAAGTTTTCTTGCGAGGAATCTTGACAGTCCATTTGGACGATCACACTGCCGCTGACCACTGACAACGTGGCGTCTTGATCCGCGAGGCGTCGGATGGCTTCGCGCAACCGCTCAATCTCGGCCGCCGCCTCGTCCATAAGGTCGGATGCGGGCACTGAGCCGGCTTCGATTGCCCAGCGATCTAGCCGCGTGACGATGTCGCTGTCTTTGGTTCCCATTCTCCGCACCACTCCTCGATGAGTACTTGTGGCCAGAGCGCGTCAACTACGCGCAGCTCTGCGTCTTCCACCGCCGCCGGAAGGGGGGCGTGACGCCGGCACTCCCCCTGCTCGCTGTCGCTCGTCGCCCTGTCGAAAAACCTGCAGGTCAAGCAGGCTTGTTCTTGTCCGCTACTCATTGTGGTGCTCCCTGTCTGCTGCCACTAGATAGGCCAACGCTAACATTGTCTCCCGCCCAGTCTGGGGGTGTCAACGCTCTGTAGTAGCGATTCTAACGAAATAGACTGGGTTGCCGCGATCAAGCATTCTTGGCAGCCGCCGAACGGGCATCCCTTCCCATTCGGTCAGCCGCGCAGAATGCCTAGAAGCCCACGAGCTCTTCTTCGTGGTTCTCGGAGCGGTCACGCTTGCGCCACCGCAGGCTCTTGCCGACCTCGTTGGCCAGCAAGCGCAGCGACGTGCCAGTCGTGCCGTCCTTCTTGGTGTACTGCTCGAGCTGCAGGTTGCCGCGAATCACCACGCGGTCTCCTGGCTGGAGCGACTCGGCGACGATGTCGGCCTGCTCATCGAACACCACGACGTCGAGCCAGGTGGTCTGCTCGCCGGTTGGGGTCTTGGAGCTAGAGGCAACCGAGAAGTTCGCCATCTGCTTGCCGGTCTTGGTCATCCGCACCTCAGGCATGCGGCCTACGTTTCCTGTGACTGTGGCCTCAATCATGAGAGCCTCCTTGCGCTAGGGTTACCGAACTAGCGCACGGTTGTACACGCCTTAGGAAAAGCGCGCAAGGCCCAACTCGTCGTCAAACAAGAACCAGAACGGGCTAACCACCAAGTCCGACGGGGCGGCCACCTGGAGACTGCGGTTTGCCGTAGTTCTTCCACATGGAGTTGGTGCGCATCTGGTTGCCGATGAACTTGTCCTGGCTGGCATTGGCTCCGCGCACGTCCTTCCAGGAGTCGTTGAGGTACGGATCAGCCCCGTAGCCAGTGTCCAGCGGGTTGTGCTCGTCACCCGCTACAGGCGGACGAGGCAGCAGACTTGAGCTGCCGGACGTCAGGAAGCCGAGAACCGACTCCCGGCCGGCTGGGGTGTGCAGCTTGCTTGGCGGCACCTGGCTGGGGTCCATGTCAAGGACCATTGGGTCGCCGTCTCCGGCGTGCCTGTCTAGCGTCATTGGCTTGTCTTCGCCGCGCGGGTACGCGAAGTCCATTGGGCGTCGCCGACGAATGACTTCCGGCATGGGCGTTGGGGGCGGGAGATTGTCGGCCGCAAAAGGACCCTCCTCAAAGGGATCTTCCGGGTTTCGGCGAGGGCTGAACTCGCTCTGGAGGTCTCGGATGCGGGACTCGACTGAACTGGTCTTTGGCATGGTGGCTCCTTGCTTGTTTTATGGGTCGGGGCCTTTCAAAAACGGGAAAAAATCCAGGGGCTGCATTTACATGAGGGGCGGGCGCGAAAGGGGGGGCTCGGGGCCTTTGATCTGTCGCCGTAAGTCCTTTGCCAGCGCGGGCTTGCGTTGTCGGACAAGGAACACGCGGTCGTGAAGGTGGCCCGAGCCAATTAAATCTGGGTCCTGTTACCA